TCATAAACATATTATTACTCCGTTATATGACTAAAGTTTTTGACCTTTTCAAATCTGATTGTGCTTCTGAACTTGTCTGCGAGTGCGTCCTGTTTATGACTAATCACAAACACATTCTCATCACCAAGCGTATTCAGTATTTTTAGAAACTCATCTGTCCCTGTACCGTCAAGTGAACTATCAAAAATTTCATCCAGTATTAACAGGTTCGTATTTGCACTGTTCTTCATCTTTGCGACAGCTCTCCAAGTGAAAAGCAATGCAAGGTCGATACGCATCTTCTCGCCCTCACTAAATGAAGCATAAGTAAAATCATCACGATATCTTGACTTGATTGTTTCATCAAAGTTTTCATCCAGAGTGAAGTTCACATAAAACTCCATAGATGTAAGATAGGTGTTGATGAGCTTGTTCATGATAGGGAGATACTGTTTGATAATCTTAGTTTTGATACCTTGGTCAGTCAACATGGTTCTTACTGCTTCATTGTAAATCTTTTCCTCTCGCAACTTATTTTTTTCTTTACTGACTGTATCAAATTCTTCTTGTAAACTTACAACCTCTTCATGGTCTTTTTTATCAACACGACCATCTTGCAATTGTTTGATCTCTGTGTCTAAAGTCGCATTGAACTTTTCCAGTTCTCCAATCGAGCTGTTTTCTTTTGCAATCTCAACATTGTTTGATTGTATGTTTTGGTTGACCTCATTTATGATATTGATTTTAACTTTGGTTGCTTCAAGTTTATCAGCAAGTTCTTTTATTCCAACTGTGAGTTTTTCATATTTCTTATTCTCTTTAGATATCATGGTATCTTTGAAATCTTCATCAATGTGTTGTTGGCAAGTTGGACAATCTTCGTTCTCTTCAAAAAACTTGATAAGCCTTTTGTGCGACCTGTGTTTTGTTTTTAGTTGTGAATTTAAATCATTCAGTTTATCAAACTGCTCAACGACTTTTGCAGCGTTTGAAATTTTTTCATGCATACACTCAATATCATCTTGAAGGTCAGCAATCTTTCTTTTCTTCTTAAATATTTCCTCTTCGTTTCCACCAATCAAAACGGTTTTTTCTTCAATTAGTTTTTTACGGTTGTCTTGAATATCTTGAATATATTTCTTTTTGAGTGTAAGTTTTTCACTCGTCAAAGATTCTTTGTATTCCAACTCTCTATGGTCTGCCTCAATAGTTTTTAATTTTTGTTTGAGTATCATGTTCATCAAAGAGAAAATTTGAATATCAAGTATCTCTTCAACAACCTCTCTACGATGGCGAGCTTTAAGTTGCATGAAAGGGACAAAGGTTGATGAACCAAGAATCACCACTTGTGTGAAACTACGATAGTTCAACTTGAGTATTTGTTGCTCCAGATACTTCTGGTAGTCTCTTGCGTTTGCGTCTTGATTGTACATCTTACCGTTGATATAAATCTCAAACACATTTGGTTTGATGCCACGAACAACTTTAACATCTTTACCACTAACTTTGAACTCTACCTCTACAAGACAGTTAGACGCATTGACAGAGTTGAGGAGTTGTGGTTTATTGATATTACGAAAGGGTTTACCAAACAAACCAAAACACAACGCATCAAGAATGGTTGACTTACCAGCTCCATTCTCTCCGATAATTAATGTTGTAGAACTTCTGTCTAGTTGTATTTCTGTGAAGTTGTTACCAGTTGATAAAAAGTTCTTCCACCTAACATAATTAAAATGAATCAAATCTCTAAATCCTGTGCTTCAATGTATAATTGTCTTGTCGTATTCTTGAGTCTATCTTTACTTAGGTCCACTGGTAAATCATCAATATACAACTCAAGCAATGTCATAGTGTCCTGTGTGTTTTCAACAATATCATCAGACACATTTGTTGCATCCAAGTCAGAGAAGTCTTCAATAATCTTTACCTCATGACAATCAGCCTGTAACAGTTTATCAACAAACCGATCAAACTGAAATAAGTCTTTCTTATTCACAACAACTAGTTTTACATATTTGTCTTTATATTGACTAAAATCATACTCATCGTTGAAATGGATTCCTACTGTATCATCGTAGTAAATCTTATTGAATATCTTGTGTGGGTTTACTATGCGCTCAAGCTCTCTTGTGTCAGTATCAAACACATGAAAACCTTTTGGGTCATCCCAATCGTTCCAATAAATTTCATACGGTGTGCCGAGATAAAATACTTGACCGTCATCTGATTTGTGGTGATAATGTCCACTCATGATTGTATCAAATCGGTTGAACTCTTCTTTGTCCCAACCGTGGTCCATCACCATGCCTTTCTGCATTTCAAAACCGCTCAACTCTAAGTGTCCCATGCAGATTTGAGCATCAGATGTTTTTAACATTTTAGTTGTGTGAGCCATGTTGTCAGCATTTATCCAAGGGACAAATAAAATTTTGCATCCATCAAAGTTCACTTCAGTGGCTTTCGAGTACACTTTAATACTATCATATTTTCCTGACACTAGTTCTTGCAACGAGTTTACATCATTAGTATTCTTATAGTAAGTATCATGATTACCAACCAACATATGCAAGTTGATTTTTTTAAACCTATCAAGAAATCGCTCACGAAAATCTTTTGCAATTCTATAAGAGATGAACTTTCTTCTATCCATTACATCGCCAAGATGTATGACTGTTGTAATGTCATTTTCTTCCAAATACGGAAAAAATAGTTCCTCGTAAAACTTATAGAAATACTCGTTAAAGTTTAGATTGTCGTTCCTTGCCCCAAAATGTGTGTCAGTGATTAGAGCTATTTTCAATCTTCTTTCTCCATAAAAACCTCTAGTCCTTTTTTCTTTGTGGACTGTTTTTTCTTAGGTTTATAAACGTCCTCGTCTGGTAAGAAAGCAGCCAAGTCAATGTTATCAACTTGATATGTATTACTATCGCCTTCCATAGTCGTAAATGAGTTATATGCTTCTCGTTCAATCATTTTATTTTTTATATGACTTTGTTTCTTCTCTTTCGCAATTCTTCTAAGAAAAGCATAATAGATAATTTGCGTAAAATATGCAAAGGGATTTTTAGATTTTTCTGGGTTGAAGTTTTTAACATATTGCAAACAGTTTTCAATCCCATCTGAAATCATTTCATCTCTGTAAGTATAATTAATGAAGTTGGGACGATAGGACAAGTGTGTTGCTATTTTCAGAAAACACTCACCAATATAATTTGTTACAGGTGGAATATTTTCTTCATCGGGCCAAGTCTCACGCCAATCAATCATAGCTTGCAGGAATTTTTTATTATCCACATAGTGGACACCTTTTTTCTTTGCCATTTATATCTCCAATCATATAATAGATAATAACCATTTGTATGTAAAATGTCAATACCCATTTAATTCAAAAGGAGTATTGACATTCGCAAAAAAACTAGGTACATTAAGTATGTGCCTGGGTCAATGAATAAGTTTAGAGTCTGTTTCAGCTTCCATTAACAGTTCATCATATTCATCTACCTCTGGAGATAAAGATTCTTCCTCATCCCATTCCTCATCTATTTTTCTGATTACATGCTCGTAATATTTTGATAGACCGGCTGAAGCGTCTACAATAAAAATACAATGACCTTTATTTATGGTGACGTATTTTTGCTCAGTGAGATGCTGCATATACGGCTTCAAGTTCAAAACTTCGTCAATGTGGCCCTGTTTATTTAATTTTGGCATAACATCCATTTTTAATGGGTTCATGACTTCGTAATATTCAGAAGTTTCACTGCTCATCTCACAGATAATCATTTCCTTATTACTTAGTTTTAAAATCTTGTAGTTTTCTACGTTCATTTTAATTTTACCTTATCTATCTTGTAATCGAACTTTTGTTCATCATAGATATTTAGACGTTGTTGAAAATGTCTCAACGTAAAATTGAGCCGAGAGGATTCACTGGTAAGGTCATCGGCGAGGTCAAAGACTTTGAGACTTTTGCTTTTGTCTCCAAGCCGCAAACCACGCCCAAGGGACTGAAGCACTCTGATTTTGCTTTTTGAGGGACTTGCGAACACGATATTATCAATATTCCGAATGTTAATACCAGTGCTGAACGTCCCGTAGCTCGCAACAATGATTGCATCCGTTTCATTTTCCACTATTTCTCGTATCTCTTCTCTGGTATCTGTGCTGACACCACCGTACACGAAAAAAACCTTTCTGTCTTTATATTTATCATTTATGATATTATACAATGGCTCTCCATGTTTTTCTACGAATTGGAAAAGACACAAAGTGTTGCCAACACAATGACCCACAAGATCACATAGAAAATTATTCCTTTCAATCTTAGTAACGATATATTCGAGCTCAGCAGCATATTCAAAGTCCTTTACTATTTGTCTATCCTCGTCAGGATATTTTAGAACTATACAGTTAATTTTTAAATTTGATAATGTTTTATTATCTATCAGCTCTTTTGTTGTGACGACATATTTTGCTTTTCCAAATAAACCCTCTAACACCAACCTGTGTGTTTGTGTTCCATCTAACGTGCCTGTCAAACCAAAACGATATTTACAAGTATCCAACTTTGTCATGATCCCTGTTAAGGATTTTGCTTTGAACAAATGTGCTTCATCTCCAAACACCGCACCAAACTGTCTAAAATATGCTCTTGGCATTCTGTGTAGGGATTGCCAAGTTGATATGACCACATCCCTCTCAACTTTTCTATCATGTCCTTGATATATTTTTTGACAGTAAGTTCCAGAACTCCAACCATAATCTTCAAAGTCTTTATACATCTGTTCGACAAGTGATGTTGTTGGAACCAATATCAAAGTTTTCAGTTCCATCATTTGGTAGTATCGAACAAGACAATATATTATTAACGACTT